AGATTTGTGTGTAAATGCGTTTTAATCTAGTTTTTTTTCTATTTCCATCTTATAAATGGGAAAGATTGCAGATGACCGAAAATTTGGAAAACGTGCGGAAACTCTTGTCAAGGATGTTTTGGAGACTAAGTTCGGGGCATTAACACAGGATCCGGAACGTTATGCGAGTTTTGATTTTTACAATGATAATTTCTATGTGGAGCATAAACAGAGAAACATTCCTTTCGCAAGATTTGATTCACTTATGTTAGAACGTAGCAAATATGACAAATATCTGAAACTAAGGGAACACGGGAAACGATGCTTTATCGTATGGTCGCTTACAAATGGGCGATATGTTTGGGAATTTCAAGATCAATTTAGAGGAGATGATGCGGTTTTTTATGAAGAAGTCAAGAGCATAAACCGAAAAACCTATACACAAGTCTCAAACGTGATTAATGTCTTTAATGAGGAAATTGAAAACTTTGATGAGTTCAAGGTTTAAAAATAAAATCTGCTTTGAGACTATAATGAATAGTGATCCAGAAGATATCCGCGGAATTATCCAGAAGGCAAGACCTAATCTGAGACCCAGCAGTATCACGCAATATGATGCTAATCTCCGCAAGGTTCGGAGTTTGTTTGATGCTGATTCGTACAATTTTTTGAAATCACCGTCAAAAGTAGAGGATAAAATCAAGGATTTACATTTCACGACACGCAGGAATATCTTGAATGCGATTATCGTTTTCCTTTTAGCAATTGATAAGGATAGTAAGATGGAAAAGTTAATCTCCGAATATTCGGAGGTTCGTGATGAGTTGAATCAAAAGTATATTGATGACAACAAGAGCGGGATTATCTCAGAAAAGCAAAAGGTAAATTTCGCAAAAATGGAGGAGATTGATGATATGGTTGAGCGTCTTCGTCTTGAAGTTAATGCTTTGCGAAAGAAGAATAAGATGACTCAAAATGATATTAGTCGCCTGCGAGCGTATGTTATCTTTTCTATGTTGAAACGTCTCCCTACTAGGAATGATATGAGTGGGATGAAACTTATCAATCAAACTATGTATAAGAAACTAACACAGGAGGAAAAGGAAGCGAACAATTTCCTCGTGGATCAAAAGACTAAGATGAAATTCGTGTATAATGTTTATAAGACTTCAAAAAAGTACGGGGAAAATATCATTGAGGTTCCGGAAGATTTGAAACCTATTCTCAGAATGTATATCAAAACTATGGGGATTAAAAACGGCGATGTAATGTTTGATATGACAAGAAACGCAATCTCGCAATTACTCACAAAACAATCGCAAAGGTTAATCAGTAAAAAGATATCCTCAACTATGATGAGGAAGATTTATTTGTCTGACAAATATTCAGAAGTAAATGAGGAAAAGGAGAAAGACAGCAAGATTATGATGCACGATGTCAATACTGCGAATCTAGTTTATACTAAGAAATCTGATTAGAGATTATACACATCAACGCGACCTCCTTCAAGCGAAGCGGACCGCATATATTCGCAGAAGTTTCTCAGAGTGCTCACTTCGTTCCTATGTAAATCGCTCTTAAGATGAAGTTCAATCCCGCGACTTCCCACGCGACCACCCGTCAGTTTTGTGGCGTTGAAGAAGAATCTTCCGCGTAATTCTTCCTGCGATATATCCTCAAATGTGTTATCAGTTCCACCATCAAATCCGCCACCCTGCGAAGAATACTCATTACGAGAAACAAAGACCATTTGCTCGGACCTCTGAAGAAGCGAATAAAGTCGCGCGAGATTTGTGATATTGGTGGAAAATTCAAACTTATCGTTATATCTGAGATTGTAAGAGAAACCCGCGGGTTGGTCGTTAACGAGGGCAGGAGACAGAGATCCAGTTCCCAGCAGTAATTCATCTTCCACGCCTCTCGCTTGGTTAAACATAGTAATAACCTTAGAAACCAGACGAGACGCCATCCCCAGATTGCGGACTGTTTCACTCTGAAGTGATGCCCGCGAGACTGTCGTCGAGACCGCACGATAATCAACAAACGGGAAGGTCAAAACCTTATTCGCCTCAGCATATCGCTCCATTTCATCGCTCGCCCCATAATACACACTGTCAAAGCACATCTTCATCTCGTTGCGATCAATTGCGAAAGTCTGGGCGGCGGTTCCGTCTAGAAGGACTGCACGATGATCTACGGGTGGTTGAAGGGTCAATTCTATGACGACGGGTTCGTCCATCATATAGAGAGGAAGTTGATGAACCTTGAGGAATGGGAACAGGTCCGACAAATCAATCGCATACGATGGAGATTCTTCGGGTCTATCACCCTCCATAACAGCAAAGGGCATTTGGCGGCAATCGTGAGATGTTCCGTATTCTGGGATGACGGGTTGGCGACTTGTCATAAGCGAAACACCTAAGGCACCGCTTTCCGCACCATCTTCAAAATCAAACTGCTGACTCATATATCTTCCCGTTGTGTAGAGTTCCCGCTCTACATTATTTTCGTTAGAGATTTTTGTGGAATGGAATGCGTGAAGATAATCCCAGTCGCTAATCTCATTCAGAACCTTGTTCCCGACCTTCAAGACCGCCTTCTTGACAACCGAACCAACGCCGATATTCGGAGGGTAAACTGCCCGAGCGACCGCGGCCACGGGCGTGAGACTCACGAAAATCTTTGAGTGAGAGTGAAGAAATCCCTTCTGTTGAAGTTGGAAACGCACGAAACCATCAACACTAGCACCAGAACCCTCTTGAAAAATCACGGGTTCCAGAAGATCGGTTTCAACCTTCTGCAGATAATTCACGGGAATTGAACCGAGTCGCATAAAATTCGGGACTTCGGGTCTGTACTGTTGTTCTACACGAGGAGCGGAATCAGATGGAGGAGGACCAGACATATTTATGATATAATGGATATTTGTTTTTTGATGTAAAAATAAATTAAATCTGTTGATATAGAAAACATTATCTAAGTGTTTTTCCTACAAGATGTCGGTGTATTTCGCCTTTTATTGAATAACCACGCCATATTTTACATAATTCATTAAGGTCGGTGTTTTTTCGTTTACTCTGATTATACCCGATAATATCTATAAACTTCGGGTGATTATATTTTTTGAGAAGTTTTCGCATATGTTCCGCTTCAAAAAAAAAGACCCTTTCACAAAAAGAATTAGTCTTTTGAAAATCACCGCAATCCGTAATCATTTTAAACCAGTGAGTCGGACATTCTAATTTTTTATGAGGATAAAACAAGATTTTCGCATCATCGGGTTTTTGTTCTAATATCTTGTACGGGTCGCATAAATACGGTGCGATTACATCGTGCTGAATACAAAACAACCATTCAGAATTACATTTTTCAAGTATATCCCTTATTCCACCGATAAACCAGCGATGATCCTTTGATTCAACCACACAATAATCGGGATAATCATTTTTTAGTCTTTTCTTATATTCGGAATATTTTTCAATTATTTCGGGTTTTGCGTTTTCTTCGGGTAAACCATCACAAATAATAAATCTTTTAGAGAATGGTATGTGTGAAATACTTGATATCGCCTTATCAATAAAATTTTCTTGAATTATCGGGGAAGTAGCAATAATCAAATCCATCATTATTTAGTGATTATTTTTTTTTCTGAGTGAAACATAATGACTAAAACGTTTGTCATAAATCTCGCATCAAGACCCGATAGATGGGAATGGTGGAAAGATAAAGATGTGATACGCTGGGGGGCAACTAGCAGGGATGAAATTGATCCTGCAGACCCTATTATGGATGATATGATATCATATCACAATATCCGACATACTCCACAACATACGGGAAAAATTGCGTGTTTTTTGAGTCATACGCGATTATGGAAACATATCGCCGAAAATCAAATAGATGATGTTTTGATACTTGAAGATGATGCTGTGGGAATGTGGGACGGTGATGCATCATATTTAATGAATGATGGAATCACATATTTCGGAGGATTCTTTACAAGTCCTAAGATAGGTCAAAAAGTTGATAGGAAGAAATTAGAAGATGAATTATTATACGGACTAAATTTAATTGATCCTTCAAAATTTCGTGTGATGTGTTGCTTGGCGTATTATATCCCACGCTGGGAACTAGCAGGCGAAATGTTTGAAAGGGTGATAAATCAGTCGCGATATCGAGCGATTGATGTAATGTTGTCAAAACTAGATATCGGGCAATATTTCATTTATCCCGCTAAGTATTGCGAAAGACACGATAATCTCAGTGATATTCGTGGAGTCAAAAAAAAGTTCGCAAATTCCGATTATGAGTTCAAGTAAGTGAATAATATCCGTGGTCATCAATTTGAATTTCTAAATCTTCTGATTCCTCATCAGTCCACGCCTCTGAATCTGAAGAGGTATCTTGAGGATGATGATACTGTGTTGATACATAATCAAAAAGTTCAAGGACAAAAGAAAAAGTCTGATGATTTATCCCTTCTGGAAAGTTGTCTTGTAAAAATGCGAGGACTTGTTCCGACATCTTTAAAAGATTTTACAAAAATATTTTGAAGATTAAATTTAAGATTTCTACTGAAGCATCTGCACACCACTCTGAGACCACACCAGAACCGCCCTCGCCTTTGCGTAGATAAACACAGACTGAGGCGAATCAGTTGTAAGGTTTGATTCAAGGGATAATCCCCACTGTAGGCGACTGAAGTCCTGCCCGCTGTTAAACTGCGAGTATTTCTGACCGATTCCGAAAAGAGCACCGCCATCGCCCAGAGACTTGTAGGAATCCTCGCCAGATCCCAGAGTATAATCACGGTTATTATTCACGGTTGAAACAGAGCAACGGTCAACCAGATAATCGGGAATCACAGAATCCACGAATGCTTTAAGTACTTGCGGATCAACCACGGCGACATCAGCATCGCGATCAATTGAAGTGACGATATCATATTCGCAAGGATACTTCACGCCACCTCTTAACCACTGGACCCTCTTCAAATGAACCAGAGAATCATCATCATTAGACGGGTAAGTTGTCGCATAACCATTCTGAGTTAATGTATTGATATGAGACGACGGGCAGAAGTTCAAAAAGACGCTCTGAAGTTGCTTCAAACCCAGCGAAAACTGTAATTGAGCGTTTGTTGAGTTGATGCTCGTGTATAGTGAGGTGATTGTATTGAATTCAATCTGACCCGAAGATTCCCGCGACATCGTCGCCATCTGGTCGGCAGGGATATCAGCAACTTCAAAATCAAGCGACAAATCCTTGAGTTGATAATGACAATCACCGATTTCAGTCGCAACGCCTCCGGGGTTGAAGAGGGCATTAGAATCTGGTGCGAGATGAATCTCAATCTGAATCCCACCGAAAGAGGTCTCCATCAAGTTAATGTTATTTCCGCTCATCAAGAAACCACAGGGCAAATGACAGGAGAAAGACTTCTTCACATCTGCGGAGGCAACCGCTCCATCGGTGGCGATTACTGTCGTAAAAAATACTTCTGGGTCGGGCATAATCAACGCCGTCTCGTTGAGTCCGTGCAGGAGGTCTTGCTTTGAGGAACCCAGTCCGAGGAATGTTGACAAATAGCGGGGATAGTGGCGAATATGCTCGCAAATCTGCTTTGAACGATTATGACGGATAATCAATTGATCCATCACGCCATAGATTCCCAGACGATTATCCATTGTGACGCGGTCGTCCCCAGTATCCGCAACGACAACGGGGGCAGGTGGCGATGCGTTGTCCTTGAAAACAGATAAATCACCCGTCAGACGGATTGACTTCGTGTCAAGGATTCCCGCCTGTGCTTGAATCGTAAAGGATAAAATAGGGAATCCATTCTTGAAAGAGATCTTCCCATCGCTAGGAATATTATCGGGGCGAACGGAAACATATCGCGAAGTACTCATTTATGATTATGAGACGCATTAAAAAACAAAAGAGAAAATAACTAAACTTTTTAGATGAAGATGATATCTTGAGGTAAGTCCATTTTGTAGCAGAAATACAAACAATCAAAACTCGGAGTACTTTTTTGATTCGGGCGGAAGTTGTATCTTTTCGGTGGAATGATGATTTGTATTTTATCCTTCAAAGGTTTGAAATATTGATAGCACATCGTAGAAACGGGCATAATCAGAATAAACGGTTTATCAATTGCTAAAAGTCTTTTGAGGACTTGTTTTTTAATGCTGAAAGGTGGATTATCTATGATTATCTCACCGTGATTATTTTGAAAAAAATCTTCATCTCTATGAATGATATCAAATCCTAGAGTTTGTAAATGATGCACTCCTTGATAGTAAAAGGGACACCATATCTTTTTATCCTTGGGGATATATTGCTGAATATTCGCCCAGACTTCAATCGGAGTTTCGCAATCATCAGAAACTTTCGGGGAAACTTTTGAATATGTCGCCATTATACTTATTCTCTATTCTAATTATTGAAGAAAACCTTAAGTCATTACACAACGACTTCAACAGCACCAGAACCTCGCATCACAAGGCGGCGGATGTGGAAACAGAATGAATTAATCATTTTCGGTTTTGTAGGTGCCGAGGTTTCTTCATACTTGAGAAGAACCGAAAGGTCTTTTCCACGCAAATCCATCGCACCCGAACCTATCGCAAACCCGCGACCTAGAACCCAGTTATCGAGGAACTTCGTAAATGAACGGGGCGTAATCCCAGCATTATCAAGGGACTTCTCTAACTCAAACAGGTGGAAAGCATCCACCGAGTTCCTTGTCGCACACTTCTTAGTTGAAATGGGACGAGATGGAACAAGTTTCCCATCTATCTGATACTGTACTGACGACAGGAAATCACAGCATCCCACATAACCCGAGCGATTGCTATTCAGCGTGAGATCTGCTTCATTCTCAGCGATGGAGTAAGTACCCGATGCAGATATCAACTGAGCGGATGTATAGACCGATGAATCAGTCGGAGAAATCAAAATAGATTTCGCCCGCGAGTTTGATGCGTGTACGAGGAAGGAAGTCTGGCGGTCGCTTGCTAGAAGCGAGTTCTTGTAAGTGGTGACGCTGTGGATATCAAACTCTATCGCTTTTCCTTCGCGAATCTTCGCCATCATACCCGCCTTAAACTTCGGGTCCAGATCCACCTTATGACACACGAGATTAACGTTTGACATAGTGTAGGTCGCATTGTAGGACGAATTCGCATCACCAGAGGGACCACAAACCGAAACACTCGCAACACGCCATTCATCTCTAACGATAGGTTCGCCCGATGTCTGGTCAATGGTTGTCGCAGATTTGATTTCAATCAGACCATTCGTAGCACACGCATTAATTTCGCTAATGATCCACTCCGCCGAAAGTGTTGCCTCAAGTTGATTAGATTCCTTAATGAAGGTGATAGATTCACCGACAACAAACGGACACGCATCAGTCTTTTCACCACCGAAAAGATTGTTATCATTTGTCAGATAAAATGTATCTTGACCCTCAACAGCGGTGACCACCTCTATCGCTCCCGGTGTGGTCGGAGTTCCAACAACAGCAGGATCGGGAACAAGCAAATCGCCGACCGTGTATCCCACTCCGGGTTTATTAATAGAGGCGGCCGTGATAGCATTACCCGAGACAGTCAAATCAAGCGTCGCACCCGTGCCCGTGCCTCCAGTTGTGGCGACATCTGTATAAGTACCATCATCATAATCCGCTCCCGCCGTTTGTATGCCGACCGAATCAAGAGCACCAGTTTCACCCCAGTTCTCAAAAGGAGAAACACCATTCAAAGAGTTGAAAACTGGATTCAGTTGAAGTTTTCTCCCTGCGATAGCGGTGTCAAGTTGCTTCACAACGCGAGAAGCAGGTTGAAGATCTAATTCAATGTAAAGACCCCCGCTCATCATAACGGGGAACATCTTGCCCGAAAATACGCCCGCGTGAAGAGGGACGCAACATTTCGCAGTTGTGAAATCAGCATCCGACATTACCGCCGATTTTCCAGCACCAACCTTAAAATAGGGATTCGTAAAGGTGTCAGTGTATTCCGAGCGAATGTTTCCAAGTGTGCCTTGATTCAGACGAGAATGAGCGGTTCCGCCTTCCTGCATCGCTCTAAGGGAACGTGCTGAATCATCAGTATCGTAATCATACTTCATCGCAACAAGGGAAGAATACTCATTAATCTCCTCAATCAGATTCCCGCGAGTGCCGTCATAGATTCGCATATTCTTGATAAGGATTCCGCCTCCCGCGTGATCTAACTGGAGAAGGGTCGGATGCTTCGTAGAATCAAGAGCAAGTTTCAAATCAAACTGAAGAAATGACTTTTTCCCGTCAACAAACTCAACAGTCGGAGGAACAAAAAGCGAAACCTTCTGACCACCCGAATAACTGAGACCATTCTCAGCAGGGATTTCTACCTTAGATTCTCCAATCTGGACGATGTTATCAGTGCTCCAATACGACGACATTTTATGAAACTATCTATATAAAAATATCCACGAAATTTTAAAAAATTAAATCACATAAATGAGCGTGGTGGCGGATCTTGACGGATTATCGGCGTGGTCTGATGAAGTGGAGAAACTCTTAGCGGAGTGGTCTGAAAAAGCGTCTTGTTATAGATGGATTCATAATCGTGCGGAGAAAAAATATCGCAATCGCTATTATTCTTTTAGTATCCCCGTGATAATTCTTAGCACTCTTACAGGTGCGGCGAATGTGGGTTTAAAAAGTTATGTTCCCGAGGAAAGTCAATCCACCGCTCAAGCAGTTGTCGGGTGTGTGAATATATTCGCAGGAATCTTAGGGACTCTTCAGAATTTTCTCAAAGTAGCGGAAATTATGGAGAGTCATCGTGCATCGGGGGTTTCGTGGAGCAAGTTAGGGAGAAATATTTGTATAGAATTAGCAATTGATCCTGCTAGGCGTACGAACTGCCACGATTTTCTCGCAATATGTCGGGCGGAATATGACAGACTAATAGAACAGAGTCCGATGATTACTGATGATATCATCAAACAATTCAACAAAAAGTTTAAAAATTACGATTGCGATGTCGCCCGACCATCTATCACAAATGGATTAGATAGATGTATCATTTACAAACATCCGGGAGAAAATTCTAAAAGCGAGTTAGATTTAATGCGTCAAGAAAGTGGTGAAGAACCAGAACCCGAATCAGAAGTAGGTCCTTAATTCGTCATAAAGATTTGAAAGTCTTTGAAAGATTCCAGTATCACCGCCTTTATCTGGATGATGTATTTTTGCTAAATTATGATACTCCTTTTTCAAATCCTCAAAAGATTCGCTTTTACGTAATTCACAAAATTCAACTTCATAATCATCCTCAGAATCAAATGATCGAGTCTTTTCATCAAAATTATCCTTGAAAAATGTAAAGTTATCTCCTCTAAATTCTCTTTCTATTTTTGCCCGATATTCTTCACGACAGCAAACACAAGGATTAAAATTAGGAATCCCGTGCGGACAATACATTCGGTTTTTATAGAGGCGATTGAATCTTTCATTTTGAATCGGGTCATCGTAAAATATTCGCGTCATTTGAAATAAATCTTCTTAGAAATTATTTCCGAGATTTATCTCTTTTTGTGCGGTTCTTTTTTTGTTTTCTGCGTTGAGGTTTTTTTTGATTCGGAGGTTTCTTCTTCTTTTCCATCCCTTCAAAGATTTCTTGAGGTTTTATCTTTTTGTCCGTAAGCGGTGGAATTTTGACGGGAGCGACTTTTTGATATGACGGAGTTTCTTCAGTGGTTTCCATCATTTTATAGTATAATTTTACATTTGAAAAAAATATAACCTAACGTTTATAAAATGTCCCTTGTTATTTGTAGCAATCAAGACAGCGATTCGACGACCTCAACAACTCAGCAGAGTATTTATAAACCGTATTCTTTCAGAAATGGTTTGAGTAGCACTTACACTATTCCGAAAAACGGACAAGTCGCCCTTCAATCTTGTAAATACAACCTTGACGGAACTATTCCTTTGAGTGGTTCGGACCAAGTATTATATCAATATTTCGGGACGGATTCAATTTCAGAATCGGAGGATCCTGCTAATCAGAAGTTTGATATAAACCTCAACTCCGCATCAGTTCCTATCAGAACACAGATTTTTAAAGGGCGGAAAGATACAATTGAAGAGGTTTCTGCGGTTCAACTTGCGGACGAACTTCAAGTCGCTATGAATGACAGTGTGATGCATCCCAATCTTCGCGACCTAGTTTCTGTTGATGTAAAGCGTGATGGAACCTCGGGTGAATTCACTGGATATGATATAGAATACGATCAGTATGTGGGAGAGGGAGTCAGTAAACTTCCTGCAGATGATGAGGTCATTGACCAAATGGACGGAAGCGTACTTACTTCTGATGGGAAGTATGACAACTTTGAATATGAGGGCGGAGACTTCACGGGGTATGCTCAAAAAGATGGGAGTGGAAATCCCGTTCCCGGAGTCCCACAAAAACCAGTCGTAGGAGTTTTAGCATCAAATCCTATTTCTGCTTTCGGTGGAGAGTTAGTCGTTGATATCACCGATCCGAATGATAATGATCTTGAATGGGGTGTCGGATTATCGCGATATGTCAATCATACTAGAAACTTTACGGGAACTCCTCATATGAGGATGCCGAAATATGCGGTTCCTTCTACACTTTACGGAGCGACTCAACCGAGCGATTTTTTCTTTTTTGATTATATCGTATGTCGTAAGGGGGATAAACTGAAAGTTTATCATATGGCGTGTGATAGTGGGGTGAGGACAACACGGGGGGATGTAATACTTTCTCGCGAGTTAGTATATGGTTCGGAGGAGGTATCATACAATTATGATCTCAAAGATAATGCGAATGCTTACGCAAAGGTAAAGTTTATGGTGATGGGACAGAGGATAGAGATTTATATGCTAGAAGATGACGATAGCGAACATCTACTTTATACATACAATCCCGAAGTAGAAAGCAATTCTAACCAACTTTCGTGTATTTCGCAGGCAAAATGGAATTTGTATCCCCTGCTTTATCTTCCGATTAATCTTCCACGAGCGACGGCGTTATATGTTCAGTCATTTATCGGTTGTCAGAATGAAATCCAGACCCTTAAACAGAGACTTGACGATGGAATTCCCCAAACGGTTTCGTGGTATAATTCCATTGAAGGATCCACGAATGAAGGTCTCGCATCTTCACTTGAAAATAGACCGTGGAATGATGCGGTTCTTCTGGGGGAACTCTGGGAGACTTATATGATATGGGCGACTGTTGAGGACCCATCCACGCCAATCAATCTGGAAAACTATCTCATAATGAAACCCAGCAGGACATTCTCTCCATCAAGGGGGGCAAATACTCAATCGCTTCTAGGATTCACGGCAACTCCTAATAATAATTATGTTCCCGATGGACTCTTGAGAACATTTAGTTCTGATGTGGTTCCACAACTTTTAGCAAGTCGCTCAATGTTTGTGCGTCTTGAAAATATGACGCAAAACTCCCTCAACTCAAGGGTCGGAAATCGCTCATCAATCATCGCACATCTCCCGCGATTTGACGGACAAGTGGAAACGGGTAGGATTTATCACGAACCCAAGAATCTGATCTTCCTAGACCTTAACAACTCTCAACCGATGCGAGTCTCGTCCTTTGACATCTCATTCGTGTATAGTAATGAGCAATTCGTCCAATCACTCACGGGGCAGAGCGTGGTTTGTCTCTATTTTCGCGAGAAACCATCGGAAAAAATCCAGCAGGTTTAAGTGTTTGACCCGAAAACGCGTTAAATTATGTTGATGATTATTTGTCATTAGTTTTTTCATTTGAATTTATTATAGTTGAGTCAATTATAATGAGTGATCCTCCGCCCGAACTGACGCTAAACTTCGTTGATGATGCAGAACCCCCAGTTTATACAGATGTCCCAGAACTTAACGAGCAAGATGAACCATCACCTATTGTAGAGATAAAAGCGATGATGGAAAAGGAACCTATGAATGATGATGATATATTCGGGGACGAACCAGAAAAACCTCCTACGCCTAAGCAAGAACCCAAGGAACAACCCAAGGAAACGCCAAAGAAGAAGACTAAAGAAAAACCAGTCAGATATAACAAGGACGGATCAGTAAGGAAACCTAGGCAATATACTGAAGAGCAACGAAAAGCAATGAGCGAGCGTATGAAACGCGTACGTCTTGAAGCAGGGAAAAACAAGAGCAAAAAGCAAGAGGAAAGGGCAAAGGAGCAAAAGCATAAGGAATTACTCAAGGCAAAAAGGGATATGGAAATCGCTGAGATCGAGGAGAAGATAAAGAAAAAGTCTCAACCCAAGGCGGAAAAATCAGAAACTCCTCCTCCTGCACAAGGACAATTATTCACAAAGGAAGACATAGAGAAGGCACAATTTGAAGCAATCCTCAAGTATGATACATTACGTAAGGAAAGGAAAGCAAAGAAAAAGCAGGTGAAACAGGTGGAACAATATCATCAAGATGTGAAGACTAATCTCAAAAAGGAATTAACGTGGAGAGATGTGGCGGGTCCTTATTCAGACTGTTTCTAATTAGTTTATGGATATATCCATACATTTGCTAATATTTGTGTAATTGATAATCAAAATTGATAATTTCTATATAGTATTCTCTGAAATATTACGAAACGTATGGATATATCCATATATTTAAAGATTATTTTCTAAGGGTTGTTATAATGGAAGAATCAAAGGTTCCCGCGGTTAAGGATATTCACTTCACGTGGTACGGAAAGGCGACTAAGTGTTCTAAAACTAAATTAAATCAGATGAAGGGTGATATCAAGCGGGGAAAGTGTAAGTCTCACCGAATTATGATAGAGGGTTATGGGCGTATGCTAGAATGGGAAAAAAATATAGTGAAAAGGAAGAATCAAGAAATCATTGATGTTAAGCGTGATGCAGAGCGAAAACAACAAGAAGAAATCAATCGTATAAGCAATATTGCTAGGGAAGATGAGATTTTTATGATAAATTTCATAGAATCACTTGATCCCTCTGTAGTGAAAAGAGCAAATGAAGAGTACTGGGATAAGTTCGGCAAAGTAATCGGTGGGACTGGTTTCAAATGTATGGATATATCCATATAAAATAAGCACTTAAACATTTCTTCAATACTTTGAATAGTGAATAGATGGATCTGGTTGAGAAATTTATCAAGTATTCTTGCGAGGAAGTAGATAATTATGTATCTGTGGATGGAATAACTCCTATCGCCCCTCCAGAAGGAAGTCTAAGGACACTATGGGACTCGTTTCTAGGTTGTATGGAAGAAATAGAAGTTCCTAAAAATAAAATCCCTTCACGAAAATTATTCAAAACTGTTTTGATAGAATGGCAAAAGAAAAGTAAATACGGATGTGAATTAGGTGTTCGTGATAGTGATAACAAGATAAACGGAACACTAAGATCTCCTAAATTTAATCTCAACTGTCATTTTAATCATACTGCTTCAGATTTTAAAGACGAACCTCAAGAACCTCAAAATCCTAATCTTCCTAATTACAATCCCTCACCAGAGGAATTATTGATCGCTCAGATCAAATATCTTGAAACACAGAATCAAAAACTTAAGAATAAAAACGAAAAGTTTCAAAAGATGATTAAGGTTCTATTAGAAGATTGACGCGTAAAATTGAAACCATTAAAAATATATATGTCTGAATAAATGGAACGTTCCGCACCTGTTATCAAAAAAGTCAAGGATGTTGAAGAATCCGATAAATTTGACGGAATACACGAAAACCTTCCTCAGATGCCGAGTCTATGTTTAATCATAGGATCCGTCCGTAGCGGGAAATCAAACCTGCTCGTTAATTTCTTCTGTAATCCGGAGTTTTATAAGGATAGGTTTGATATTGTCAAGATTGTAAGCACAACTCTCGGGTCTGATACAAAGGGCAAAATTCTCGCTAAGCATTTTGATTGCGATGACCATTATGAAGATAAACTTATTGAAGAGATAAAACAGTCTCAGAGTGAGTATGAAGAAAAGAAAGATCGCCCGACTTTTGCTCTTGTGCTTGATGATGTATTGACAAAAGACTTTTCTAAAAATAATGCGGTTTCGTTCTTCTCGACGAGATTTCGTCATTACATAGATTTCTATGTTATCGCAACGCAAACCTTTCGGGCGGTTTCGGGAATGATTAGAAATAACGCTCAATCAGTTCTTATAGGTCGTCAGCAAAATCAGAAGGAGTTAGAAAAAATCGCGGAAGAGTATGGGTCTCTTGTAGGCGGTATGGATAATTTTATGAAACTCTATAAGGAAGTTCATAAGGAGAAGTATCAGTTTATGTATCTTGATTTGACATCTAATCCTGCTAGGGTTCTTCGTAATTTCACGGAGGTCATATATGAGGGAGGGGACGAGTAAGGATAAACCTTTGTTTTTTTCGCTTATGGATAATAATATTAATTATCCTATAAAATGGACCTCTTCGTGAATGATGTCGGGGATATTTCTGCTGGAAATATGCGTAATCGTGCACAAGAATCGGCAAATCGGGCAGTTGACGAGCATAATCAAATCCTTGCGGGTCAGATTACGCAACTCCATAAAAACCTTCAAGAGAAGAAATCCGCGATTACGGAGAATGAGACAATGAAGGATGTTCAAGATGGAGTTCAAGCATTTATGGGAGCGGGTCAAGTCAGAAGTGCTTTGAAAAATTATCAAGAAGCAAGTGCGAAAGGTATGACTAAATCTGATGCTCTTGCTTCTGCTATGCGTCAAGGTGCGGAGGAAAAGAGTGTAGGTCAAGGTGTTTCGGGTGAGGTTGAACGAACGGCAAATCCTCTTTCAACAGATAGTGCTCCTGCATCGGCAACACCCGAGGGACAAGCAGCAACGGGATCTTCAGAGGTTGCTCCCACAGTTGAAGAACACGAATCTCTTACAGTGGGTGAAGGTGAATCGGGCGGAATGTTGAAAAAGGGGGTAAAGCAAACTCTCGGATTATCTGAAGAAGGTGCGGGGAGACTTATGCGAGGAGTCGGAGCAGTGGGTTCCGCCGCTCAAGGTGGTTATGACTTATTTCAAGATATCAAAGCGGGACACGTCGTAGGATCTAATGGGTGGGAAAAAGCAGGAAACATTACGCAAATCGGAGCATCTGCTTTAGACCTCATAGGCATCGCTTTCCCTCCTGCAGAGATTGCTGGCGGTGTTCTGTCTGTTGTGGGTGGAGGTCTTGATGCTGTCGGCGAAATGTTTGAAAGCAAAAAGGACAAGGCAGAAGCAGAACAGCAGGAAGATGATGCCGAAGAAAAAGAACAGAAAGAAAAGGAGATTGAAGTTCCAACATCATCCGCTCCTCAAGTGGCGATGGCACAAGTCCAATAATTTTTAGTCTTCTAAATATTTTTGTAAAAGATTATATATCAGATGGATCGCAGTCAAACACCCACAAACGCAGAATTTCGCGCCGAATGTACTCGGATGATGAAAGTGCTAAAACATCAGTTAGACTTGATTCAATCTGATATATCGTCTATAAAACGTGATATCTTCTTATTGAAGACAATCAAAGAGGTTAAGTCAGAAACTCTGAAACTAGAACCAGAACCGAAACCTAACACAACAAAGGAGGAGGAATATGCTGGGGGATGGCGTTTCTGGTGATTATTTTTATGGAAATATCCATACATTTATCTAATTTTTTGTAATTGATTATCATAATTGATAATTTCTATATAGTATTATCTGAAATATATAAAAACGTATGGATATATCCATATTGATTATTTTTTGAAAAACTTAGCATTATACATTTTGATGAGTTTTCTTTTATCCGTTGTAGGTTTTCCTGTTTGCGGGAAACCCGACCACGTCAAATAATACGCAAGATATCCTGCACGAAGTGGATCTTTTGTCCGCAAATCTCTCGCGTGGCGTTTCAAATATGAATCTCTCCTTTTGACATCCTTATGCTTCAAATAATCATCACGATTAGGATCTCCAAATGAAACCGTTTTAAATTTATTCTCGGGCATACGAAAAACAGCATTCCACTTTTTCTTAGGATTAGATGATCTCTCAAGTTTGATTAGGACGGGCATATGGTTTATTTTACAAAATAAAATGTCGGATGTATTTATACTATGAGTTTTGTAAATGATGAAGATTCAGATAATTATGCGACAGATAAAAAAGGGTGGGAGATAATTAAACAATACATCCCACGCGATAAAGTGATATGGTCTCCTTTTTATTGCGACGGAAAACAGAAGGATTATTTTGCTGATATGGGATTTGATATCATTCATCAAGACGAGGATTTCTTTGAAAACGATAGAGGAGAAATCATCATTGATAATCCACCTTTCAGCAAAATGAGAGAGATATGTAGTAGATTGAAAGAATTAGATAAACCTTTTATTTTGATTACACCAAGTATTACATTATTAAGTAAATGGTTTCAACTACTTTTTAAAGATCATTTACAAACAATCATTCCTTTAAAAAGACCAACATTTACTCATTATAAACATAACAAAAAAGGATATAGTCCGCCGTTTGGGACAATCTATTTATGCTATAAAATGAATCTAGAAAAAGATTTAATATTCATTGATTAGGATTGACAATGCTCTGAGGGTTATTCTCACAAATAAAAATCTTTGAAGATATAAATGGATTATCCCGAAGTCTCAATATTAATCCCCGTGTTTCAAAGACACGAATTTTTGAATCTGACTCTATACAATATCAAAAGTCAGAATTATCCGCATACAAAACTAAGAGTAATTATTGATGAGTGTAAATCCGCCGAACCATTTGTTAGGGGTATCGAGGAATATAATGACATTTGTCAATATCTTCACCCGATTCCAGTAATACATAATGTTTATCCTGTTCGCTCGTCAATAGGAGCAAAACGCAATAGATTAATAAAAACCGCAAGGACTCCTTACTGTCAGTTTTTTGATACAGATGATTTATACAAACCTTCGGCGATAAAATACAATTATGAACTCCTGCATCGTCAAGGCGTGAAATGTGTAGGTTCTGATAAAATGCTCTTTTGCTATACAAGGGACAATTTCGGATTATGTGGAATAAACTGCGGAAATCAAATCCCACTCATCCACGAAGCAACCTTATTTTTTAATCGCAAATGGTTCGCATCTACTAGCAAATTCGCAAAAAATAGCAAAGGAGAAGGCAAGCGATTGCTTGAAGGTTTATCTGATAAAGTTGTCGCAATATCAGACGTTATGAAAGTTATGGTCTGTTTAGTACACGAAACGAATACAATAGATAAAGAGCATTTCAAAAAAAACCTCACACCTATGAATGAAGATCTTGTTGTATTTTTGAAAGGTCTGTTAGAATATAAAGATTAAAATCTATTCTCTAATATAGAATGGATTTATCTGACGAACAAATAAAGAAAATTGTTGAGGGTCATATGAAGCGTCTCGCGTATGACAGAAAACGATATCACGAAGTAAATAAGTTTGATCCCGAATTTGTCGCGAAAAATCGCGCTAGGGCAAAAGCACATTATCAAGAACACGGGGACAAAAAGCGAGAAACATACGCAAAAAATAAGGAACTATTATCCGCAAGGTCATCCGCCAGATATTACAAAAAGACCGATAGACTTGAACTATTCAAGGAGAGATATCCCGAAAAATATCAACTGCTAGTTGATGCTTCTGACCCTGTGCTTTCTTGATGTTTCTTCCGACGCTCTTCGCAATCCTTCTGATAACGCTCAACTTCTTCCTTATTATCTTCAAGTTCTTTTTCTAGAACCTTCTGCTTTCTGTCGTGTTCTGCTAGAACGACTGCACGAAGACCTTCGGAATCTTTCGCCCATTTTTCGTTAATTGCTTTCTGGTCTGGGTGTCGTTCCAACCACGCCTCAAATTCTTTCTTTCCCATTTTATGATTAACGTATTATTTTTATTTTGTATCAAATTTTTGCTTTGTTTTTGTCCTCTAAAATTTCCTCAATAACGTTGAAGGAAGTTCTAACCTCCCTTTCAATTTTGAAAAGAACCGCTGAACTATCATTAACATTAGCATAAGAACCATCTGGATCAAATATCCCTACGGTGATTGATGATAGTTTTGTGGGTTTTCCGATTGTGAATTGAATGTCGCTTTGTCCTCCAAAGTAATAATCAGACTGAGGGTTTTCCTTATTGACAACTCCCACTATCGGCATATTTGTGATATTATCACGTCCTCCCACAAATATCGAGCGAGGTACGATATCGCTTCTTACTGTATAATATCCTCTAATCATAGAAACGGGAAACCTATCCGCTGTGAGTTTGATGCTATCACACTTGACATTTATGACGGGAAAGTTAGGGAGATATTTGATATTCGGTCCTTCACCTTCGGGCGGTTCCTCCCAGACACCAGCAGCATCATAAAGATAGTAAGTGAAAGGGCAAGGCATATTTCCGCTGAAAAACGGAACCCCTTGATCGTTCGTAACCAAATTTTTAGTATTCGTAACCTTAACCTCGGC